GTCGGGACCAGGTAGACCCAATCGGTCTTCGTCATGGCGCGTACCCTCGGGTTTGGCGGACGGTGGCCTCGACGACGAGGCTCGTGACGAGCCAGAGCGCGCCGCCGACCTCGAACCAGCGGTTGCCGGTGCCGCCGGTGACGAAGGCGTGGGCCACGGAGCCGCCGAGCGTAACGGCGCCGGCGAGGGCAGCGCGAATCTCCTCGACGACGGTCTCGGCGAGGGCGATCGCGGCGTCGTCGGTCGACAGGCGCGACACCCAGACCTCGACGGTCGCGGTGTAGTGCGAGACCTCGCGCTCGCCCGGCACGACCGTCCAGGTGATCTCGCCGACGACGACGGCCGGCGACTGTGCCGGGACCTCCGGCGGTCGGGCGTAGACCTGCTTGACCGACGCGGTCGCGAGGCGAGCGGCGAGGGCGGCGCGAAGATCGCCGAGGCCCATCAGACGAAGCTCGCCGTCTTGATCCGGTACCGGCTGATCGTCTGCCAGTCCCGGGTCGACAGGAGCCGGCTGATCGTCCGGGTCCCGTCCTCTCCGATCGTCACGCTGTCGGTGCCGCCGGCGGCCCGTTCGCGGTAGAGGTTGACGGCGAGCTGCTCGGCGACCAGGACGAGGTCGGCTGGGATCGCATCCCAGCCGAAGAGGCCCGTCAGCCGGATCGTGTCGTAGCCGCGGAAGAAGCGGGGATAGAGGTTGCCGGCCGATGGGATGTTCGTCATGTGGACCTCGAAGGCCGGCCAGCCGGGCGGCCGGTCGTTCGGTGTCGGTCGCAGGAAGTAGTCCGTCGCCGGCACGACGACGTAGGCGGCGCCGGTGTGCGGCGCGACTTCGAGCTGCGACAGGCTCCGGATGCCGCGGGGGAAGTAAAGGACGCGCCCGTCCTCGGAGGCGTCCCATCCGTCCGCGGTGTAGACGGTCGTCGGATCGGGGGCGATCGGCCGGCCGCAGACGGTCTCGATCCAGGTGTTCACCTCGTCGCAGAGGCGCTGGATGAGCGCGTCGTCTGTCGTGCCGCTGATCCCGATCCGCTGCTTGACGTGCGAGAGCGAGGCGTAGGAGCCGATTGCCATGGCGACCTCGCAGAGAAAGCGCCCGGGAGCGGCGTACCGCCCCCGGGCGCGCTACTCGGTGCTTACGGGATGATCCCGCCCTGCTTCACGAAGGCCGCCGGGGCGAGCAGAACGATCGCCGAGCGGGCGATCGCCCGGACCGCCGTCTGGTCCGTCGTGAAGGCGACGTGCGGGCTCGTGGCGAGCTCGATGCCCTGCCGCTCGAGGACCCGGGCGAAGTTGAAATCACCCAGGTAGATGTGTGTCGCGTTGCTGGACGACCCCTGCGTCTCGTTGATCGGGATCTGATCCGAGAGCAGGACCGGGTAGCCGAGGAGCATGGCCCGGAACGGCGACGGGACGGCGCCCGACGAGTTCGTCGTGAGGCTCCCGGACGCCGGCACCACCGGCGCACCAAAGGTCCCGCCGACCGATTCCAGGATGTACCGCCCCGAGCTGTCCTTGACCTTGGCCAGGGACTGCAGCGTCCGCGGGTGCATGATCCAGGCGTTCGGCTCGACCCCGACGCTCCGCAGGGCGAAGACGAGGTCGATGAGCTTGTCCGGGGCCCCCGAGGCGCTGTAGCTGTCGCCGTTCGCGCTGGCCGTGTACCCGGTCGTGAGGCCCGAGTACGAGCCGAGCCCGAGGACGTTCGGCGCCGTGCCGTTGCCCTCGAGGTACTGCTTGTCCTGGAAGCGGGCAAGCGACCGGGTGAGGGTCCGGGCGATGTAGGTGTCGAACGCCGGGTTCGCGTCCGCGAGGAGCTCGTTGCTGAACTGCGCGTACGCGTACTGCTTCTGGATCGTGATCGACTGCTGGGCGAACGTCGCGTCCGTCGCGGTGAGCGTGGCGGCCTCGGCAGCCGCAGCGGAAGCCGGGACCGCCGTCTCCCGCGGGAAGTAGACGACGTTGCTGTTGACGGGGATGACGTCGACGCCCGGGGCGTTCCGGAAGGCGATCGGGCCGAGGATGGCCCAGGTGAACGCCTCCTGGAGGAACTCGGGCGGGACGAGCGCGCCGCCGGCGGCGGTCGTGCCCTCGCCCATGGCCCGGATCGCCCACTCCCGGACGGCCGGCGTGACCGTCGCCTTCGCCCCGACGGCCTCGAGGACGCGGTACGCGGCGATCGGGCCGAGCGGGATCACCGGGTTCGTCGCGGGGACCTCGTCGGAGAGCCCGAGGACCTCCCGGGCCGCGTCGCGGAAGATGTCGCGCTCGACCGGGAACCGATCCCAGTTGCCGTCGCGCATCGCGAGGATCGCCCGCGAGATCGACGGCCGGATCGGGCGGTTGAAGTTGACGTTCGGGGCGGCGACCGGCGGCCGGTCCTCCGCCTTCGGCTGGTCGGCCTCGCGCACGGCGGCGCCGACCGCCTCGGTGACCAGCTGCTTGAGCTGGTCGACGGTGAGTTCCATGGGGGGATGACCTCCCGCGAGTAGGGGAGACCGAACGCGCCCTCACTCGCATCTCGGAGCGCGCCCGGGCGGCCGCGATGGCCGCGGTTTATCGGATGCCGAGCCTCCGCTGGAGCTCGAGCCGAACGAGCTCGGCCAGGAGCGTCCGCACGGGCGCAAGGTCGCCGCCAACGATCTGGATCGTCATTGGCGCCTCGCGGCCGGCCTCAGCCGGTCGGGCCTGTTCGTCGACGGGCTCCGTCTCTGGCTCGTCGGGCTGGTTCTCGTCGGCGCCGCCGCAGACGGCGTCGAGCTGGACAGCCAGGTCGTGGATCTGCTGAATGAGCGCCAGGTCGGCGGCGCTGTTGCGCCGGCCCTCGCGGAGCGGCGGGGCCTCGCGCTGCTCCTCGGAGACCGTGATCTCCTCGGGCTTGTCTCGCAGGAGCCGCCGGATGACTTCGTCTCGGCTCGGGCCGCCGGCGAAGTCCGAATCGGCCATCTGGTGGGCCCGAGTCCAGGCGGCTCGCCAGCCGTTCGGGTCGACCTTGCCGTGGGCCTTGTACGGCAGCTTGCGGCCGGCCGACGGCGGCTCGTCGCCGCGCTTGTACGCGTCGGACAGCCAGGCGAAGTCGCCGTCCTCGAGGTCGCCCTCGGTCGTGCCCTCGGGGAGCCAGCCGCGGAGCGCTTCGGCCACGATCCGCAGGATCGGCTCGGCATCGCGGGCGGCGTAGGCCCGAGCAGCCGGGTTCGCCGGCGCCGGCGTCAACGTGAACTCGACGATCGGCCAGCGCTTGATCTCGCGGATGCCGTCCGGACCCGGCGGCGACGCCTCGATGAGGTACTCCAGGGTCCCGTGGCTCCAGCCGAGCGCGCCCTGCTCGACGAGCTGGCGGATTTCGTTGTACCAGGCATGGCGCTTGTCGAGCTGGGCCTTCACCCAGACGCCCTTGTCGGTCACCTTGGCCTCGCGGGCGACGCCGACTGGATCGTGGCGCACGGCCGGGTCGAGCCCGTGGGCGTACAGGACCGGCCGCTCGGGGAGCCAGTCGAGCGCCAGATCGGTCTCCGGGGTGAAGCGGGTCGCGTAGAGGTCGGCCACGCCGAACGGCACGGCGAGGCCCTCGATCGTGTCGTCGGAGCCGTCCACGAACCGGACGGCCGGGATATCGGTCATCGGACTCTCCCTCTTTTCCGAGGCGGCGCACTCGTTGCCGGCCGTCCAGGCCGTGGCGAACGCCCGCTGCTCGTCTCCGTGGTCGCTGTACGCCCGGTTCCAGACCTCCCGGAAGATCGTTTGGCAGTGATCCGAGAGCTTCGTGCGGACCTGCTCGGGCAGGTCCTCGTTACGGGCGTACACGCCGAATGTCCTCGGCGATCTGCCGGGCCGAGCGCCGGCGGCGGATGCCCTCGGCGATGATCGCCTCGACGTCGAGCGGCCGGCCGCGGTCGATGTGCTCCCGGACGGCGCGCTGGCGATAGAGCGACCGGCCGAGCGCCTCGAGGGCCTCGGCGGCGTCGACGCTCACGTCGTCGGCCGGCTCATCGCCGGGGCCGCTGATCGTCGGAGCGGTCACGGTCGGCGCCTCGCCGGTCATCGGCGGACCGGCAAGGCTCACCGCGGCCTTCGGAGTCGGCTGGTCGCCCCACGGCACGGGGCCGCCGAGGCGGAACTCGGCCCGCATCTCGTTCGGCGTGACGACCTGGGCGCCGACAGCGTTGATCCAGGCGTTCCACCGCTCGGTCCACGGCGGCTGCAGGGCCGGCACCGCGCTGTAGTCGAAGCCGACGACGAGCCGGTGACCCGGGTCGAAGTCCGGGACGAGCCAGCTGTTGATCGCGGAGGCGACAAGCTCGAGCTCGCCAACCATGTTCCGGGCGAAGACCCGCTCCGCGTCGATCGCCTGGCGGTACGCCGAGGCCTCCGTCGCGCCACCGGCGAGGATCGGCGGTACGCCGAGGGCCGCGCAGATCGCGAGCCGGCTCTCCTGGCGGGCCATAAGCCAGTCGGCGTCCTTCGGCGACAGACCCACCTGCTGCCACCGCAGCGGCACGGTCATGACCGGCGTCTGGCCGCGGTTCTGCGGCTTGCGGAGCGCCCGAAGGACCCGGGTGATGAGCCGGCGGTCCTCGTCGGTCACGACCGCGCCCTGGTCGGGGACCCAGACGCCCGGCGGGACCGACCAGTTGCTGATGAGGCCCGCCGTCGCCTCGGCGGCGGTCGCGCTCGCCCGGACGTCATGGCGGGCGGCGGAGAGCGGCGAGAGACCGCGGAGCGGGTTCGCCGGGTTCGGCCGCCGGGCAATAACGAGGTCGCGCGGGCTGTAGCTGATCTGCCGGACCCCGGAACGGAGGCGCCACGCCACGACCCAGCCGTCTCGGACCTGCGGATCGACGTCGGACGGACGCAGCCAGTAGAGCTCCCGCGGCCGGCCGGTCAGTTGGCCGCGGACCTTCGCCCAGAAGCTCTCGCCCCAGACCCCGAGGCTCGTGATCGTCCAGCCGATGAGGTCGGCCCAGTCCGAGTTCACCGGGTTCACGTTCTCGAGGAGCGTGCGGAGCTCTATGCCGGCCTCGTCCCCGACATCGTCGGCGAGCCGCAGACCGTCGGGCGTCCGGACCCAGACACGGAGCGGCACCGATCGGGCGAAATCGGAGCGGAGCGCGAGGCAGCGGTAGACCCAGGCCTCGTCGGCAGGCATCCTCGCGAGATCGCTCATGGGGGCGTCGTCGATCCCCATGAACTGCCGCCAGGTGGCGAGCATGTCCCGGAGGCTAACGGACTGGCCGGTGGCAGCGCCAGCAAAGGTCATGGTCGTCCTCGGCGTCGAAATCGAGATCGAGATCCGCGTCCGTGAGCGGCTCGGGGCACTCGCACCAGTCGCTCAGGCGAGGAAGGGCTTGGCGCGCCGGGGCTGTCCGGCGTGCCAGATCGCCCGGTCGTAGGCCAAGATCGCGGCGATGAGCAGGTCGATCTTCCGTGCCGATGTGTCGGTCTCCTTCACCGGTCGGGCGCCGCGGTGGTCCTGCTTGAGGACCGCGTTCGCCGCGTGCCGGACGAGCGCGGGGTTGCCGTCGTGGGTGAGCCGGCGCTCCATGACCGCGGCGTAGAACGCCGCCCAGGCCGGCACGATCCGAGACGGCGAGTGGCTCGGCCACTCGACGAGCGGCCAGCCCGCTGCTGACCATTCGCGGAGTTGACTCGCCCAAAAGGCCGGGTCGGCGGCGATCTCGCGGACCCGCCATCGCGCCAGCGCCTGGCGGATCGCGGCGGCGACGTCGTCGGAATCGACGCGCCAGTGGAGGTCGTCGATCGGCCGCTCCCAGTGGCCGGCCACGACGATGTGGGGCCGCTCCGCGATCGTGGCGGCGACGAGCGCCGACGAGTCGCCCGTCCACGAGCCGTCGAAGGCGAGGACGACGTCGGTCCCGTCCGGGATGCCCTGCACGTCGGCGCACGCCTCGAAGGCGCCGGCCGGGAACGCGGTCGATCCCGAGGCCACCCATTGGTTGAGCCGCTTCGTCCGGAACTCGGCCTCCGGCGTCGGTCCGAGCGCCGCGGCGAGGTCGGCCGGGTCCAAGATGTCGCCGAGCCCCGGGTTCGCCATCGCCCACGTCGCCGGGTCGCGATGATCCGCGTCGTCCGGTGCGGCCCACCACTCGAAGTAGAACGTCGGATCGTCGATCTCACCGAGGGCGATCCGGCGGCCCCGATCCCAGAGCTGGTAGCAGAGCGTCGGCTCGCCGCGGGCGTCGAAGCGGGCCCCGGCCGTCGTGATCCCGACGAGGAGCGGGTCCAGGCGTGCGCCCATCGCGAGGGCGAACACGTCCCAGAGCTCGCGCTCGATGACGTGGACCTCGTCGACGATCGTGAGCGTCGGCGAGAGGCCCTCCTTCAGCGGCGCCTCCGCCGAGAGGACCCGGAAGACCGACCCGGTCGTCGGCTCTTCGATCGCGTCGCGGTAGAGCTTCAGAATGCCCGACAGCTCGGGGTCGAGCTCGACGGCACGGCGGGCCGTCCCGAAGACGAGACGGGCCTGCGCCCGGTCGCCGGCCACGGCGTAGACCTCGGCGCCCGGCTTCTCGAGGAGGACGCCGTAGAGCCCAAGACCGGCGACGATCGCCGTTTTCCCATTCTTGCGCGGCACCCCGATGAGTGCGTAGCGATGACGCCGGCGTCCATTCGCCGGGTTCCTGGCGAGGAGCCGGCCGAGCATGGCCCGCTGCCACGGGCGGACCCGGAGCAGCTCGCCGGCCGGCGCCGCGAAGCTGGCCTTGACGGTCCGGACGTAGTGTTCGATGAACTCGACGAGCCGATCGCCCTCGCCCGCCGCGACCCACGCGTCGGGGACCGGCGTCAGCCAGAGCGGGCGCGGAGTTCTTCGAGCTTCGTCCGCGCCTTGACGGCGGCGACGCCGAGCCGGCTGCGGCTGACCGGATCGAGCCCGAGCGCGGACAGGACGCTCGTCAGCCTCGCCGTCAGACCCTCGTAGCTCTTGCGGAGGACGTCGTTCGTCGGCTCGGCGAGCCACGCCTGCCGCGCTACCTGGCGATCGTCCCACAGCTCCATCGCGAGGCGGAGCATCGCCTCATCGGTCGGGCCAATCCAGGTGCTCGCGCCGGCATCGAGGACGGCCTGGAGCCAGGCGCGCCCGTCGGCGTGCTCGCCGACCTGCGCCGCGGAGCGGACGGGCTCGAGGGCGATGATCGGCTTCGGCAGCTTGCGCTTCCCGGGGTTACCGGTGCGGCGCTTGACCTCGATCGGCTTCGGTGGTCGTCCTGGCAGAGCCACACGTTCGGACCTCCAGGGTTTCGCGGCGATGTGCGCGAGGGTTGCGCGCGGTCGGCCGCTCCGCCGCTACAAAAATCGGGGGGATACCGGGGAGGGGTATCCGGCCATCGGCTCACGTCGTTCGTCGTGCGTTCGCGAGCGCGGCTCCCCGCCGCAGGTTGCACCGCAAGCAGCTCGGAACGAGGTTCCCGGGGTCGGTCGGGGACCCACCCCGGGAGAGGGGGACCAAGTGGTCGATCGTCGTCGCCGGCTCGCGACCGCACCAGTGGCAGAGCGGCTCGTCGGCGAGGACCCGGCGGCGGAGGGCCCGGTATCGCGAGCCGTAGCCGCGAGCTTCCCGGGGCCTACGGGGGCGATGCCGGGGACAGTGCGGGCCATCCCCGGGGGTTCCGCAGACGAGGCACGGGCGGGGGGCCATCAATCCTCGTCGAGCCAGGGGCCGGCCATTGCCCGGATGTCCTCGAGGGCCGCCTGGTAGTCCTCTTCGCCGCGGTACTTCAGGGCGTCCCGGGCGCGGTTGAAGATGCGGGACAGGGCCGCCTCCATGTCGGCCGCTCGCATCGCCAGCTTCGCCTCGTGCTCCTCCTGCGGCAGCCGGTAGGTCAACGTCAGCGTCGGCATGCTGTAGCTCCTCATGGCGATCATGCTTCGGCGTAGGGCACGATGAGCGCCCGCTCGACCCGAACCGGCTGCTGGCGCTCGCCGTCCGAGACGATGACCGGGAGCCCGAGGCCGAACAGGCGACAGCGGGCGGCCGCGTCCTCGTAGGAGCCGGGCGCCGTCGCCTCCCAGCCGGGCGTGCCGTCCGGCCAGGTGAAGACGACGAGGACGCGCCAGCGGTCACGCGGCTCGATCATTCCAGCACCCCCGCTCGCCAGAGGGCCGGCCACATCGGGCGCACTGCACCGCCGCCAACTGGGCCGTGTGGCGAGCGCAGCGCGGCATCCCGCAGTGCTGGCACGGCTGGCCGGACCGGACCTCGCGAGAGAACCAGAGGGCCCAGCCACGGAGCGCCTCAGTCTTGGCGTGGCGCGCCATGCGCTCGGCCCACGTGACGATCGGCCACCAGGCGACCACGCGCATCGCTTCGGCGCGATAGCCATGCTCGTGGACGATGACCCGACCGGCGAGCGCCACCTTGGCCACGATCGGCTGCAGCCACGACGGCTCCGGCCGGCCGATGTATGCCACGAGCTCCTCGCGAGTCGCGGCGGCGTAGAAGCCGCAGCGACAATCGGCATTCGGAGCAGTGTGCGTCGGCTCCGCGTGCGGACCGTGCGATCGACAGCGCGCTCGATGCCAGTCGTGATCGTTGAACGCGAAGCTCGTCTCCGGACCATGGAAGTAGAGCGACTCCAGGCGCAAGTGGTCCACCGTGAAGAGTCGCCAACCGACGAGTGGCCGCGGGACGACGGCCA